TCTAAACTAAAAGAACTTGACTTATTAGAAGCATCTCTTAAAGAACCTTGTCAAGCAGGATATGAAATGATAGGATTTAAAATTAAAAACGGTAGAAGAGTACCTAATTGCGTTCCGATAAAATGAATAAAAACACAGCATACAGGGTTCACGTAGAAGATGTAAAACAATCAGTAGTAGATAATGTAAATATCGAAGATGGTGCAATGTTACGTACCGATGACTATTTATATATGGGTCATAATAACGAAAACGTAATTGTTTACCCACAAACAGGTGCAACTAATTTAGGTTGGGCAAGATATGACGATACAGAATATGATTCTAATTACAAACTAACACTTGTAGAAGATACAGAAGTGGTATTATCTAACAATGGCGGAAACGTAGTAAGAAGTCATTCAAGTATAAACTTTTATGATTCATCTACTCAAAAGGTGTTAGGTGTTAATGAAAATGACGTTTATATTTTTACAGTAGCTTTTAAAGCATCTGCTGCTAATGCAAACCAAACATTTTTAGAGTACAATTTAGAGGGTAGTGGTCAAATATCAAGAGTGGCAGGAACTATTGCTTATCCAAAAGGAAATGATGCGGAACACGTTGAGAACATAATGATGCAATATTACACAGATGCAACATTTGTAACTGATGGAGTTCAATTAAAAGTTAACTCTGTTGGTGGTGATTCCTTAATATGGGATGTTATTTACTTTATACAACGTACACAAAACGCAGGATAATGAGAGACTATAAAGAAAGAAACCCAAGTCCACAAAATGACAAAAGAGGATGTTTATGTAAAGACGGTAAAACCTATTCAAGAAAATGTTGTGATGGTAGTTTTCAAGCACAAGGCATAGGAAACATTACAGGAACAGAGTAAAAATATAACAAAGTAATTAATAACTTATTGTATAATTATATTCAATTTATATGAAAGCGACAGATATGTTAAACAAAGTAAAAGAAGTTCTTGGAGTGGAACTAAATGAAGAAACCCAAGAAGTAAAATTAGCACAAGCTACTTTGGAAAACGGAACTGTTATTGAAAGTGAAAATTTCGCTGCAGGAAGTGAAGTATTCATTGTAACAGATGACGAAAAAGTAGCACTACCTGTAGGCGAATATTCTTTAGAAGATGGAGAAATCCTTAAAGTAGAAGAAGAAGGTATTATTGCATCTATAGGAGCAGCAGAAGAAGTTGAGGAAGCAGAAGCATCCGAAGAAGTAGAAGCTGCAGAAGAAGAAGAAATGGGATACGCAACAAAACAAGATTTAGCAGAGGTTAAAGAAATGATTGAAGAAATCAAATCTATGATTGAGCCTAAAGAAGAAATGAGCGAAGAAGTTTCTGAAGAAGAAGTTAAGGAAGAACTTAACGAAGAGGTAAAGGAAGAGTTATCAGCAGAAGAGCCTGTTGCTAAAGTAACTCACAATCCTGAAGCTGAAACTAAAAAGAATTTAAACCTATTTGCACAGAAAAGAAATATGACTACTGCAGATAGGGTAATGCAAAGAATTGCAAACATTAAAAAATAAACAAATAAATAATTAAAAATGCCAACAACAACAACTCAAAACGCAAGTGTTGCTTATAACGGAGAGTTCGCGGGTTCTTACGTCTCTGCGGCTTTATTGAGCGCTAACACTATCGAAAACGGTGGAATTACCGTAAAACCTAACATTAAATTCCAAGAGGTAATCAAAACTATCTCTACTGATGATATCGTAAAAGATGCTTCCTGTGATTTCACAGCAACGAGTACTTTGACATTAGATGAACGGACTTTGACTCCTGAATATCAGCAAGTGAACTTACAATTATGTAAGAAAGACTTTCAAGATGATTGGGAAGCTATCTCTATGGGGTATTCAGCACACGATACACTACCTTCATCTTTTAGTGATTTCTTAATTTCTCACGTTGCTGCTAAAGTAGCACAGAGAACAGAGAACTCTATTTGGGGAGGTTCAACTGCAACAAGCGGACAATTTGATGGTCTAATGACTTTACTTACTGCTGATGCTAACCTACCAACAGGAAACGAAGTTGCAGGAACAACAGTAACTGCTTCTAACGTAATCACAGAGTTAGGAAAGATTGCTGATGCAGTTCCTTCTACTCTATACGGAAGTGAAGATTTATCAATCTATATTTCTCAAAACGTAGCAAGAGCATACGTGAGAGCATTAGGTGGATTTGCTGCTGATGGAGTAGGTGCTGCAGGTACAAACTCTATGGGAACACAATGGTTCAACAACGGAGCATTAACTTTTGATGGTATCAAAATCTTTGTTGCTAACGGATTAGGTTCTAACCAAGCTATTGCTGCTGAAAAATCAAACATCTACTTCGGTACAGGATTACTTTCTGACCACAACGAAGTAAAAGTAATTGATATGGCTGACATTGATGGTTCTCAAAACGTAAGAGTCGTAATGAGATTTACCGCAGGTGTACAGTATGGTATTGTTGATGACATCGTAACTTACGGTATCACTAACTCTGCTAACGACTAATAAACAGATTAACTAACTAAAGAGGGTGGGTAAGGTATATTCCTGCTCACCCTTTTTTAATATATAAAATATGGCTTGTGATTTAACACGTGGTAGAAAAGAACCTTGCAAAGATGTAGTTGGGGGTCTGAAAGCTGTTTACTTTACTGATTTTGGAGATTTCGGTGCAGTAACGCAAACAGATGACGAAATTACTGATATGGATGGTACTTTCACCGCATACAAATATGAACTAAAAGGAAATAGTAGCTTTGAACAAGCTATTACTTCTTCAAGAGAAAACGGAACGACTTTCTTTGAGCAAACTTTAAACCTTACACTAAAAAAATTGTCTAAGGAGGATAACAAAGAATTAAAGCTATTAGCATTTGGCAGACCTCACGTAGCAGTTGAAGATTATAACGGAAATGTATTCGTTATGGGTCTTGAACACGGTGCTGAAGTAAGTGGCGGAAGTATAGCTACGGGGTCAAGTATGTCAGAATTAAGCGGGTACTCAATTACGCTATCTGCATCTGAATTAAAACCTGCTAACTTTGTATCAAGTCCTACTGCTGCTGACCCATTTGATGGTATGGCAAGTGCGACTGTAACAGTTACAGAAGGAACAAACTCTTAAACCGAGTTTCATTTGATTGAGAAGGGTGGCTATATGCTGCCCTTTTTTATTATAACAAATTCAAAGTTTTTTTATTGTATTAATATGATTGTATTGGAAGAAAGTGCATCAGCACAAACTATTAATTTAATACCACGAAAGTTTACAAGTGGAGATAGTTATAATGTAACCATAGTAAACGAAACTACAAATACGGAAGTACATAACGTAGATACTACATCTATAACAGAGCAACTGTATTATAATACTTACACAGCGGTGTTTGATTTAAAAGAAGATGTAAGCTATACGCTAACTATTAAAGAAGGTAGTGAAGTAATACACAAGGATAAAATCTTTTGTACAAACCAAGCCGATTTAACAGATTACACTATTAATAGTGGTGCATACATTGCAAACGATACAGATAACGAATTTATTACATTCTAATGGATAATTTACACATAGTTAATTTAGCTTCTTACAACAGACCTAAAATAAGCGAGGACAAAAACCGTGATTGGGTTGAGTACGGAGACGATAATGATTACTATTCTTATTTAATTGAACTTTATACCAATTCTACTACAAACCATTCTATTATCAATGGTATTAGTAATATGATTTACGGTAAAGGTCTTGATGCTTTGAATAGTAGTGCAAAACCTAACGAGTACGCTGCAATGCGTTCTATTGTTTCTGATAGTTGTTTAAGAAAAGTAGTACTTGATTTAAAATTATTAGGTGAAGGTTCTTTTCAAGTTTTATATAAAAAAGGAGAAGTAGTAAAAGCAGAGCATTTTCCAAGACAAACACTACGAGCAGAGAAATGTAACGAAGATGGAAAAGTAGAAGCATACTACTATCACCATAATTGGGCAAAAGTCAAGCGTAGTGATAAACCTCAACGCATAGCAGCTTTTGGTTTTGGTAACGGAAACGAGCCTGAGATTAAAATAGTAAAGAAATACGTATCGGGATATGATTATTATTGTCCTGTAGATTATCAAGGTGGTTTGGCTTATGCAGAATTAGAAAGCGAAATAGCAGACTACTTAATTAACGATGTACAAAATGGCTTTAGTGGAACTAAGGTAGTAAACTTTAATAACGGTGTACCCGATAGGGAAAAGCAAATACAAGTTAAAAACGATGTAATGCACAAACTCACAGGAGCGAGAGGTGAGAAAGTGATAATTGCATTTAACAACAATGCAGAATCTAAAACAACGGTAGATGACATTCCATTAAACGATGCACCACAACACTATGAGTATTTGTCTAACGAATGTTCAGCTAAACTAATAGTTGCACACAGGGTCACAAGTCCATTACTTTTAGGAATTAGAACTGAGAACAACGGTTTAGGCTCTAATGCAGACGAAATAAAGACCGCTGCGCTACTTTTTGACAATATTACTATAAAACCCTATCAAGACTTATTAACGGACTGTATAGACGATATTTTGGCGGTTAATGGTATATCTCTTAAACTTTATTTTAAGACTTTACAACCTTTAGCGTTTATAGAAACAGACAACGCAATAACAGACGAAGCACGTGAGGAAGAAACAGGGGTTAAATTAAATGCACAGTTTGATGACAATAAAATGTTTGACTTACTTGAAGAGTTTGGAGAAGATGAAGATTTAGATAATTGGGTATTAGTTGATGAAAGAGAAGTCGATTATGACCAAGAAGAAGCATTAGATAAAATGATTGGATTGGCTTCAACAGGAACTGCAAGACCTAACGCAAAAAGTGATTTAGATGGAGAAACAAAAACAGAAAAGAAATTTATTGTTCGCTATCAATATGCACCTTTAGCAGTAAGCAATAATTCAAGAGAATTTTGTAGAAAGATGGTGGCTGCTAAAAAGATATATCGTAAAGAAGACATAGTACAAATGAGTACTAAGGCGGTTAATGCAGGTTGGGGATTGAATGGTGCAGCTACTTACGATATTTGGTTATATAAAGGCGGAGGTGCTTGTCATCATTTTTGGTTGAGAAAAACTTATATGGCGAAAGAAGGTGTTAAACCTGATGTTAATAGTCCAAAGACGAAACCTGTATATAAAGGAGAAAGAAAAAAAGAAGGCATTAAAGCACCGAGTAAAAGTGAAGAACCTAATTTAGTTTCTACTAAACCAAAGGATATGCCTAACAAAGGATTTAAAAATAAATAAGAAATGGCAGATGCACTATTCATAACAAGAAAAGATTTAGTAAAGTTTAGTT